GGGTTGCTGGTATTATAATATCGGGCATAATGATACAGGCTGCATATTCAGGGACTATAAATGTAAGGTCTATTCAAAATCAAACTAAAATACAGTCTATAGAAAAAAATAATATAAGAGTAGATTTTATAAATAATTCAAAACGGGAGACCAATTAAAAATGTCAGATTCAACGTGTTATAATGTAGTATCTTTAACAGAAATTAAAAACTGGCTTAAAATAGAACACTCAACAGATGATGATTTATTAGATAGTTTAAGAGTAGCATGCATCGATTATGCTGAAAGATATACAAATTTATGCTTTATTAATAGAAATATAATATTAGATTTTGCTATTACAGAATTTAAAACTTCAAAATACGAAACAACTGATTATATAAATATTATAAAACCTCCGATACAATGCATTGTTTTGGTTCAGTCTTTAATTAATGATGTTTATACTACAACACCAGAATCTTATTATAGTTTTAAAAATACATCAAATATTGGGAGACTATTATTTTATACAATACCAGAATATGATATAAATGAAGCATATCCTATTAGAGTTTATTTTGTTAGTGGTTTTGGTTCATCTTCTGATGATGTGCCTGAATTAATAAAAACTGCTATAAAACAACATGTAGCTTTTTTATACGAAAATAGAGGTGATGTTATAAGTGAAGGTAATTTAGGAGTTCCTTTAGAAACAATATTTAATTTAAACAAATATAAAGTGAGGTTTATAATATAGTGGCTATAAGAAAAGTTAAAAAGTCAGAATTATATAAATCATTAGTTGGAGATTTACGACTTAGAATTTCATTTTTTGATAGAACTATGGTCCCATCCTCATCATCTATATCATCAGCATTTGTCGAAAAATATACTAATGAAATATCAAGGTGGGCTTCTCACGAATCAATACATGGAAAACACTATTTCAACGATATTAATTTAAAGGACAACCCATCGACTGATAAATTTATAATAAGATACGACACTTCAATAAATGCTGAAAAAGTTATAAAATTTAATGATATAATATTTAAAATTAATAATATAATAAATCCACAAAAAAGAAATCAGTTTTTAATTATTTATTGTCATGAAGATGGGCCTGATACAAAAGAGGCTAATACATAATGATTAAAATTAAAATAAGAACTCAAAATAAAAAATATATAAATAAAGTTTTAAAATCTAATAAATATTTTAAAAAAGGAATAAAAAAAGCTTTATATGATAGAGGTGATAGAATAATTAAATATATCACGAAAGAAATGAAAAAAAAGAATAAGACTGGCCATATTTATTATATTAATGGGAAATATCATCAAGCATCTGCTCCTGGTCAGTTCCCTGCAAAATTGACAGGTGATCTAATTAGAAGTTTGGATTATAAAACTGATGGAAAACACCAATTAGATTTTGGAGCATATATAAACTATGCAAAAAGTCTTGAGTTCGGAACTAAAAAAATGAAACCACGCCCATTTTTAACAATGACTTCAAACAAACATAAAATATTATTTAAACGTGATTTACTTTATTATGTTAATAAGGAGATAAAACAAATATGAAATTATTAGATATCGTTAATCAATTAAAAATAGTATTACCCCAATATACTGATAAATTTTCAACTAATATAAATGTCACATCAATAGATGCAACTAATAATACAATTACTATAATTACAGATGAGCCGCATAATTTAACAACTGGTGAAGATATTACACTATCTAATTATTTAAATAAAACACCTATAGAATCTATTACTCAAAATGGATTTGTTTATACAATAACAACTAAAATAGATCATGATTTAACAGAAGGATTTCAAGAAAGAGTATCAATAGATGGATTCGATGCATCTGTTTGGAATTGTTCATTTGATTTGTTAGCTGTCCCAAATAGAAGAACTTTTAAAATAAGTTCATCAAATAATATACCAATTTTAAATGGAAATGAATATCTATTAGAAAATAGAATAGATGGAATTAATGGACAGCATACAGTAAATGTTCTTGATGATGTGACTTTGACAATATCAGGAAATTTTTTAAATGGAAGTTATAGTAATGGAACTATAAATTCAAATGTTAGAATCGTAGGTGCAGTTAGTTTTGATCGTTTCATCGAAGAATATACAGAACATAATATTAATGAACTCTATATAGCAGTTGTTATGGATGATGTATCTGTGTCGAAAGATAGAAATACATATAGTGATGCAGTTAGTTCACCATCTACTGGTTCTGAACTTAGGCTTTTAATGATAGATGGATTCATGATTTATATAGTTGGTAATGTATCACAAGATATAGCGGCTCAGGATATGGTCGATTTAACAAGACATACTTTGTTTCTCCCAATTTTAAAATCTGTTTATGGAATTAAATTTAATACAGGATTAACAAATGATACTGATTTTAGAACCATATTTATTGGTAATGGAGTAGCCTTATATAATAAAGCAATTTATGCTCATGTTTTTGAGTTTCAACAATCTGCATATATAGTAGAAGATGATGCTGTTGACCCTATTAATTCAAGAGCTTTTAGAGATTCTAATTTTTCAGAAACGATAGGTGATCAAGATATGTCAGTTGTTATTGATCTTGATGATGAGCCGCTTGATAGGAGTTAAAAATGAAAATAAAATTATTATTAAATTGTGATTTAAAAAACCATAAAAAAGGGTCTGTTATTAATATAAAAACAGATGATGATTATATCCCTGTTGATTTGTATTGGAAACGGAGACTTGAAGATTCAAAAATAGATAATTGTGTTAATATATACAATGATAATTTAACAAAAGAACAAACCATTTTATATAGGAGATTTTAAATATGTCGATACTAGAACCAAGACAAAATTGGTCTATTTTGCCAGCTTCTCAAACTGCTGGATTGTTAGAACAAAAAGTTCTTATAGTTGGACAGATGTTAGCTTCTGGAACAGCTACAGCAGGTGATTTAATTCAAAACCATCCAAATGATGGGTCTGAAAGCACATTGTTTGGAAAACGATCACAAATCGCAGGTATGGTTAGAGAATTTAAGAAAATAAATGGGGCTACACAACTTGATATAATACCTTTATCTGATGCAACGGCTGCAACTGAAGGAACTGCTGTTATTACAATTACAGGAACTGCTACAGAAGATGGAAATATTTATGTATCAATTGGTAGTGAAAATAATCATACCAAAAAAATAGATATATTAACTGATGATACAGCTGACGAAATAGGAGATGCTATAGAAACAGCATTCACAGCTGATGTATATGCACCTTTTACAGTTTCTAATTCATCAGGGGTTGTTACTGCAACTGCTGAAAATGCAGGGTCTTTATCTAATGATTGGCCTTTAAAGGTTAGTGGTAATGTAGCTGGTATTACTATTACTTTAACTGGATGGTCTGGTGGTGCTACAGACCCAACACTAACAAATGTGCTTGATAGCATTGCTAATATTCGTTATAGAACTATTATTTGGCCTTCTGTTTATAGTTTGGATGTGCCTGAAACACTTCTTAATTCTAGATTTAATGAAGAATATAAAATTATGGATGGTGTAGTTATTCAAACTAAAATAGGTACATTGGCTACTTTAAAATCTTATACGAATCAAAATAGTCAATCTGTTTGTGTTATAGGTAATAAAACTGTATCAGAGAGTGATCGTATTGGTGGTGCTATTATTGAAATGTCTGATATTATTTCTTCTGAAATTGGAGCATTTCGGGCTTTAAAAGTTGAAGATAATAAATCGTTAACTCAGTATCTGTCCACTGTAGCATTTAGAGATCAGTCTGGTAGTATGGAGCTTTCAAGTCTCCCTTATTTTAATACACTAATGCCTAATCTTTCAGTTCCTGATCAGCGTGATGGTTTTACAATGGAAGAACAGATTGAACTTACTAATAATGGAGTTTCGTTATTAGGAGCAAATAGAGCTTTTAATGGTGTTATTTTAGGTCAGATTGTTTCTACTTATTTAACAAACTCAGCTGGAAATCCTGATGATAGTTATAAATACTTAGAAATAATAGATACAGCAAGTGCAATTCGAGAATATTTTTATGAGAATTTCAGAAGTCGTTATGCACAAACAAGATTAACTGATGGTGACTTGATAGCTGGAAGAGATATGGCAAATGAAGGAAGCATTCGTGCATTCTGTAATTTGTTATATGATAATTTAGCTTTATCTACTCTTGTTCAATTAGGTTCAGAAGCGAAGAAAGATTATAATGATAATTTAGTTATTGATGCTGATGTAAGAACTGGAACAGTGACAGTTGCTATGGCACCAATTTTAGTTTCTCAAATGAGAGCAGTTTTGGGAACTATTAGAATTAATTTTGGAAATTAAAATAATAAATATAGGAGATTTTAAAGATGGCTGAAAAAACAATGTCAAGCCCAACTGTTATAATAAACAACGATGTTATTTCAGTAGTGCCAAACTCTGTTTCTTATAAAAATGGAGCTGGTGAACGAAAAGTTAAAACTGCATCGGCTGGTGGTCGATCTGTTGAAATTATAAATACATATGATGCAGGAACTCTTATTGGTATGTTAAAATTTAAATTATATACAACTAAGAGAAATATAGATTTATTAAATGATTGGGTGAATAGGAGCATCGATGCAAATAATACTGCTACACTTAATGATGGAACTTTTGTAACTAACTTCACTGAAATGTGTGTAGTTAATGATCCTGAAGTAGCTACAGGTGTTGATGGAGAAATTGAAGTAGAATTTCAAGGTAGAGGTTCTATTTAATTATTAATTTTAAAATATAAAGGGGACTTATATTATGTCTATCGAACAAGAATCTGTATTATTTAATTTGAGTGAAAATTTAAAATATTCAAAAAATGGTGAATTTGAAGAAACAGCTCAAATTGAAATGATAGCACCAACCTTCAAAGTGTATGATGATGCAATGAAGCTAGCTCAATATGTGAGTGCAAGTTTTATGGATATTGTCACGAACATGCAAAAAGAAGGAATGACGAAAGAAGAAATGCAAGAATCTATTGAAGAACAAAAAGGAACTACAGGTGCGAGTGTGGGTGATGCGATTGATGATAAAGCGACTCTAAAATTCTTTTTATATTCAAGCACAAAAGTTGATTTTAAAAATCTATCAAATAAATTTAAACATATATGCAAAACTAGCTGTTTTTTGGATAGTGAAAGAAAAGTCCCTTTAACAGAACTGCACTTTGATTTGATGGGTATTAAAGACTTTCAAGATTTAATGTTTGAATATATACATGTTTTTATCCGTCCCTTTGTTACATAAATGCTATTGAACAAAGGGGAGGTAAAAATTTTTTATTAGAAGAAATAGTATCTATCGCATATCTTTCTGAAGGTTCTATATCTTATTTTGATTTAAAAAAAGCCCCATTGTCAGAAATACATAAATTAAGTAAAATTATTTATAATATTAAAAAGAAAGAAGAACGTGCCATGAAAAAATAGGAGAGTTATTAATGAGTTTTTCAGTAAATTATATATACGATATAGTAGATAAATATTCAGATAAAATAAAAAAAATCACAGCTAATACGGAAAAATTTATAAAAACTATAGATATTGCTAACGGTCGTTTAAGAGTTATTAGTAATACAACTGAAAAATATGGAAAAAAATTAAATAAAACAAATGCATGTGTGAATAAATTTAATACAACCAACCGTAAAATGGGTGATCAAGCTACTAAAACGTCAAAGCAAGTTAAGGGAATGGGGTCGAATGTATTCGCAACAGGTGCAGTTATTGGTATGGCCTTTGTAAATATAAGAAATGCTATTCTTTATCCAATAAAAGCAGGTATGGCTTTTCAAGTGGCGATGGCTGATCTTCAAAAATCTGCAAAAGATATTAAAACTCCTAACCAGTTAAAAGAAATGGCAAACGAAATATTTAAAATAAGTAAAGAATTAGGTATTGTGCCTGCTGAAATGGCAAAAATAGGAACTGCTTCATCGAAAATGGGTATAAAAATGAAAAATTTACCTGATTTTATGCGATTAACAGGGCAGGCTTCTATAGCATTTGATGTTAATTCTGATGAAGCTGGTATTATGTTAGGAAAAATTAAAAATAAATTTGATTTAAGTATCGATGGAATTAAAAAAGTATTAGACGCAATAAATTTCACGGCTGATCAGTCAGCTGTCCAATCAAAGGATTTATTAAATGTAATAGATAGAGCAGCAATTGGAATGGAATCTTGGAACTTCACACCTGCTTTCACAGTCGCTTTATCAACGGCTGCTATGCAAATCTCTCCTACTCGACAGCAAGCTGGAACTGGTATTAGGAGAACAGTTCAAAAATTAGGAGAACATCCAGCTTATGCTGCCCGTATGAAATTAGATCCTCAAGGAACATTTTTAAAAGTTTTTGAAGGTTTAAATAAAAAATTTAATACTGGTAAAGTTGAAGAAGCAAATGAATTTATAAAAGCTATGTGGGGTTCAGGTAGAAATGCGGCTTTCGCAAGAAATCTATCAATGAGATTAAATTTATTACATAATTCTATGAAACTTGTTTCTGACGAATCAAAATATTTAAATTCGATGTTCAAAGAATTACAACTTAAAATAGCTACAGTTCAATTTAAAGTAAACAAATTAAATGCAGTATGGACCCAATTGTGCATCATTTTATCAGATGCTCTGTTACCTATGCTTAAAAATATGTTAATATTTTTGATACCTATTATAGAAAAAATAAAATCTTTCGCTAAACATCATCCAAATGTTGTTAAAGTTGTAGCAGCTTTGATGATCGTGTCTGCAATTCTTCTTGTGATTATGGGATCTTTTATAGCTATAAATATATTAATAACAGCTATGAATTGGTTATTAATGAGTTCAGCTTTAATATATATATTATGGGCTACTGCGATTATTGCTATAATAGCATTAATTATAACTATTATTGTTTATTGGAAAGAAGTTTTAACATGGATCATTAATCTTTGGAGAATGATGTATTTTGTTTTTAAATATTTTTGGAATAAAATAATATCGTATTTAAAAACGAAATGGAAAAATATAGTAAATTTTTTAAAAAATAGTTGGAAACAAATAATTTCACAATGGAAATCTGATTTAGTAGGTATTGTAAAACCATTTAAAGATTTATGTATTTGGTCTGGGAATTTATTTAAATCGATTGGTGTATGGATATATGATCAGTTTATTAAAATATATAGCGGTATTAAAAGAATAAAAGAATTTTTTGGTTTTGGACATGATGAAGATACAATGTTAGACGAATCAGCAAAAAATGCTATTTTAAATACAAAACAAACTACTTATGTTGGTGGTGGCATAGATATAAATGTGATAGGGCCTGGCCGTTTAACAAGGGCTGTCTTGAAAGCATCTAATAATAAAGGTAATAATGGATTAAATATGCCTTCATTAAATGGACAATTAGTGCCTATTAATTAAAGGAGAATCATGACAATATTTGAAAACCTTCAAACTGCATCTTTTAATGGTTTTGAGTTTTTAGTTATCACAGAATCAAGTGAGAGTGGTAAAAAAACAATTTCTCATGAATATCCAGATAGTGATAAAAGATATATAGAAGAATTAGGAAAAATCCCATCAAAATTTGTATTATCGATATGGATACATGGTTCTATAGAGAATAGATTAAAATTTGAAAATATATTAAAAAAACCAGGGTCTTATAGATTAGTCCATCCGATTTATGGTTCTATAGAAAAAGTGATGGCAACTACATATTCTGTTTCATCAAATCAAAATGAAATTGGAAAATTTAATTTTGTAGTTAATTTTGAAGTCACTAGTGATCCAATACAACCAACGACAAAAAAACCTGATAAGTATGCAGTTTCTTATAATGCATATAGTGTCAGGCTTGATATATTAAAAACCCTTGAAAATAAATATGTAGTTCCAACAACAATTAATAATTTTGAAGAAGTTATCGATGAAACAACTAATATACTTGATACTATACAAAATAATATATCAAAAGTTATAAATCCAATTAAAGAAAAAACTGCATTGTTAAAAAATGTTATAGATAAGTCGTTAAATAATTTATATACTATAGTGCAAAATGGTGAAGATTTGGTTACAATGTTCAGTGATGTTTTTGATTCAGTATTGAATATAGTTTCAGTTCCTGATAGATTAGAAAGCTTTTGGAGATCAATAATAAATTATGCAAAATCTATCGATATACCAGAATCTTCTAATTATAAAAGAAATACTCATGATAGAATAGAATTGTCTAATAATATCACTATATTAGAAGAAACAGTTAGACTTACAGCATTATGTTCTTTATACGAATCTTATGCATTTAAAAACATGGAAACTTCAAATGAAATAAATAATACACGAAAAATAATAAATGAAATAAATGATGATAATTTGAATGAAATTTTTAATTATTATGATGAAGATATTAAATTAATAGCCGAAAATTCAACACTTAGGGATTCATTTTCTAAATTAAAAAATACTTTTAATTCTGTTTTAAATAATAAATTGTCAAATTCTTGGAATTTAACAAATATAGAACGGCCAGGAATATCTTCAATGTCATTAATAAATTATAAATATTATGGAAATATTGATAATATAGAAACAATTATAAATTTAAATAAAGATTTGAACGTATCTTCTTTTAAAGACCCAATAAATATATTAACAAAATAAGGGGTGACAATGATAAATATACGATTAAAAGATGGAACTATATATAAACAATTTATAAGTGGTTCAGTTTTAAAAGATATTGAAGAATTTGTAGGGTCTTTTGCATTTGAATCTTCTGTTAATTTTAATGATGGGTATCCGATCACACTGCATGATTATGTTGAAATATTAGTTGATGATAAACAAGTTTTAAATGGATATATAGAAAAAATAGAAATAATAAATAATTTAAATAATAGAACTCTTCGTGTATTTGGCCGTGGAATTTTATGTGATATAATAGATTCAAGTATAAAAAATGTTAAGGAATTTGGTGGTGTTGATATTAAACTTGAAAATATATGTAAAAAAGTGATGCATGATCTTGGAATCTATAATAAAGAAATTATTAATCAAGCTGGTGAAATAAAGAGTTTTTCAAACAGTGAAATTCAAAGTGTTGAAACAAGTTCTACAGCTTTTGATTTCTTGGAAACATTAGCTTTAAAACGTCAAATACTTTTAAATTCTGATGGTTATGGGAATTTAATATTAATACGTGGTAATAGTGAAAGATCAAATAAATCACTTAGAAATATAGTAGCTGCATCTGATAATAATATAATAAGTTCAAAGTTAAAAGCAGATGCATCTGATCGATTTTATTGTTACACTGTTAAAAGTGATATTAATCTTACTAATATAGAATCAGTGTTAGACCCTGATGTTGTTGTTAATCAAGAAGGAATATATTATGATGATTATATAAGAAAAACTCGTTATTTAGAAATCACTCCTGATGAAAATATAAATAGTGAAGATTCTCAAAAAAGAGCTGCATGGGAGTTTAATTTTAGAAAAACAAGAGGTTCTATATATAGTGCTGTTGTTGCTGGACATTGTGAAAAAGTAATAATTGATAATAAAGTTGTTAATAAATTATGGGAAATAAATAAGCTTATTGATGTAAAAGATGACTTCTGTAAAATATATGATACATTGTTAATAAAATCTGTTGAATATAATTATTCTATTAATGAAGGGTCTACAACTAATATTGTTTGTGTCCCAAAAGATTCTTATAAATTATTAAAACAAAATAAAAAAAAGAGTAATGAAATTATAGATAGATTAACAACTGAATTTTTTAAAGAAGATGATGTTGCTGACACAGTTATGAAAGGGTTGGATAAATTATATGAAAAATATCATGGATAAAATAGGGGATATACAATCATGAATATTAAAAAAATGATTAATAGATTAATTCAAATGGTTAAACAGGCATACATATCAAATCCAACAAATGATGCATCTGTATATCCTATAACTCAAATAAGTTATAATGGAAAAACCTCAAACGCACTTAGAATGTCTCCATATGGTGTATGTTCAAATCCGCCAGAAAAATCAAATGTTCTTTTAATTTCAGCAAATGCTCAAGAATCTTTAAAATTCGCATTTATAGATGATATGCCTAATCGATTTAAAAATTTAATCCCTGGTGAAGTTAAAATTGGTCACTATGGAAATGACACATTTATATATTTTAAAGATAATTCTGATATAGAAATCTATAGTTCTAATGATGTTAATATTGTTGGTGATACTACTATTAATATAACTACTAATACTGTTAATATTAAAGCTACTACTATAAATATAGATGGGAATATATCATTGTCAGGAAATATAAATGCTACAGGATCTTTTACAGTAAGTGGTGATTGCACTATTGGTGGTAAATCTTTTTTAAATCACACACATGGTGGAGTTCAAACAGGAAGTGGTTCAACAGGAGTGCCAGAATAATGATAGATGTTAAATTTATATTAGATAATGATGGAAGATTCGATATTGATATAGAAAATGGAGACCTTGTTGGTGAAGATGGGTTTGATACGGCTATATGGATTTCACTATTCACCGATGCACGTGCTAGTAGTTCTCAAGTCCTACAGCCTGAACAAAGGCGTGGTTGGATTGGGAACAAAGTATCAATAGATCAAAATAGACAATTAGGAGGGTATTTATGGTTAATCGATCAAAGAAGATTAAATCATACAACTTTGATAGAAACTATAGATTATGCTAGAAAATCACTACAGTGGTTAATAGATGACAATATATGCACTGCTATTGATGTATCTGGTATTATAAAAGCGACTGAAGGTATTGAACTCACTATTTTAATAACTTCTACTGAAGGAATAACAACTACGAACTATGTTAAAATCTGGAAAAAAACAGGGTAAGGGGATTTATTTATGATCACAAAACCAAATTATAATGAAATAATAAACAGAATTAGAGCTGACATTGCATCTTATTTACCTGATGTGGACCCTACTATATTTGGTTCTTTTATAAGGGCTTTATCAGATTCATTAGCTGGGCGTTCATTTGATGTCATTTTATTATTGGATCAACTTGAAAAAGAATTATTTCCACAAACTGCAAGTGGGGAGTATCTTGAAAGATGGGCTCATTATGAAGCTTTAACTAGAAACCCTGCAACATCATCAAGTGGTTTAATAACAATAACAGGATTAGGGACTATTGATATAAACACTGAACTAACATCTGAAGATGGTAATATTTATACAACTGATGAAGAAATTATATTAACAAATCAAAATTCTGCTTTATCAAGTTTAACAAGGTCAGGTTCTGTAGTAACAGGGACTACAGCATCGTCTCACTATTTAGCTTCTAATCAAACCGTAACCATTTCAAATGCTACAGAAGATGAATATAATGGAGACTTTCAAATAACAGTTTTATCAGAAACAACTTTCACATATAATATAGACGACACACCAAGTTCACCTGCAACAGGTTCACCTAATGTATCATTTAATGGTGGTTCTGTAAATGTCACATCACAAGATCAAGGGCTTGATTTAAATATAGATTCAGGTGGTAAATTAATTTTATCATCACCAATTGTTGGAGTTGATACTAATTGTTATGTCCAATATACTAAAATAAGCGGCGGAACTGATGCAGAAACTGATGAAGATTTATTAGTAAGAGTAATGCAGTCTCGTTCAAATCCGGTTGCCAATTTTAATAGTGCCGCTATCGAAAAAATAGTAAGAACAATACCAGGAGTAACAAGAGTTTGGATTCAACATACTACACCTAATATTGGAGATGTAACTATCTATTTTGTAAGAGATAATAATGAAACAACAATAATACCTGATGCTGGAGAAATTAATACTGTTAAAGATAAAATTCTAGAAATTAAACCAGCCAATACTTCTGATTCTGCTGTTTATGTTTATGCGCCAACTCCTATAACAACAGATTATACATTCTCTGCAATTAATCCTGATACTTCAACAATGAGAACTGCTATAGAAAATAGTTTAACTGCATTGTATGAAGATTCTGTAACATTTGGAGAAAATATTACTGAAGATAAATATAGAAGTGCCATTATTGATACTATTGATCTTGAAACTGGTGATTCTTTAATATCATTTACATTAACAACACCAACAACTGATATTACTATAGATGATGGTGAAATTGGTATCCTTGGAGATATCACATACAATTAAAATGGAGATTTAATAAATGTCAAACTCTATAATAACAACTTTTAATGCTCCAACTATCAACGAGCAATTTTTGTTGTTAGCCTCGCATACACCAACTGGGAGGTTTTGGGAGAAGGTATTTGATCAAAATTCAAACTTAGGTAAACTAACAATTTCATTATGCATGGAGTATTATAGGCTTGGTGTTTTAAGTGAAAAACTCCCATATGAATATGATATAAGTCAAACTACTGATTTAATTTTAGAATGGGAGGCATCTGTTGGTGTTCCTTCTAAGTGTTTTAACACTTATCAATCCATAGAACGAAGACGTCAAAATATAGAAGCTATATTCTCAAACTTTGGTGGTGCTCAAACAAAATCTGATTTTGAAAGAGTTGGATTGTTATTTGGATATGATGTAAATGTAGAAGCTGGCATCGATGTTAGTTCTTTTCCAATTAGATTCCCACTGATGTTTTGGGATTCAACGTCTCTTCCATTTATAATTTTTATAAATTTGCAGGGTGTAATAGAATCAGGTTCTTATTTCCCGTTAGAAATGCCGTTCCCGTTTGGTGGTAGTATTATATCTTTTTTAGATTGTATTTTTAAATTAATATCACCTGCAAATTGTGAGGTGTTTGTTAGGACAGATTATCGATTATAGGAGATTTTAAACAATGCGAGATATACCAACAAAGGTTGATGATATAGGTGATACTTTAGATTCTGGAGAATTTAATAGTGATCAAATAGAACTTGAAAACGTAATAACTACAACATATCAAACTCTAGATAATGCATCAGGGCCTGATAATGATTTATATATGCTATCAAAAGCAATAGCTACATATGCAACAGCTTCAAATATGTATCAAGATAATGGTTCAGTAAATACATATGTTTTATCAAGAACAACTACTTTAAAAACAGTCGATGCTTATGTGGATGGTATGAGAATCTTTTTTAAAGCATCTTATTCGAATACTGGAGCCTCCACTATTAATGTATCTGGATTAGGAGTAAAATCGATTAAAAATGTAGATGGGTCTAATTTATTAATAGGTCAAATACCAGATTCAGAATATACTCAGTTAGTTTATAGGTCTAGTTCTGACAGATTTGAAATTTTAGGATTTGGTGGAGCTGCGTCGGAGTTCGCTGGTGGGACTATCATGGTTTTTGGTAATAGTAGTGCACCAACTGGTTGGGTGAGAAAAACAGATTGGGCTGACAATGCTATGTTTTGTTATTCAAGTAGTGGGAGTCCTTTAAATGGTGGAACTGCTAATCCTCAAGATACACATACACATACAGGTCCAAGTCACTCACATACAGGTCCAAGTCACTCACATACAGGTCCAAGTCATTATCATTCAACAGCAGGACATACTCTATCTATTAATGAAATGCCTGCTCATACCCATTCAACTGATCCAAGAGTTAATGATGGTTCTGGTAATTATATAGCTGATTCTAATGGTGGTGGAGGAACTCATTCACGTGCGACTGGTTGGACAGGTGGAGGTGCTTCACATAGTCATGGTAATACTGGCAATTCAGGAACTGGAAATACAAGTTCTGATGGGACTGGAAATACAAGTTCTGATGGAACTGGAAATACAAGCGAAAATACAGCTCCATTGTTTCAAGAATTAATAGCTGCTTATAAATCTTAAAATTTAAAAGGGGACTTAAATTATGAGTTTATCACCATGTATTAAAAATTTACCACAATATAAAAAAGGTTGTCCTAGAAGAATTTGGAGTGAAACTGACAAAAAAGGATGTCCTTGTTGGATAGAATTTGATATGAAAACGGTTGGTGGGCAAAAAACTATTCATATCGCAGAGTGTATCGAATTATATAAAGTAAGACTTTTATATGCAAATAATTGTTTATTAGAAGGTAATCAACAAGCTATAGAATCATTCAGAAATGGAATGGTTGTTTTAGATAATAATGGAAAACCACAACCAAAAAACGCTCCTGCTACAGTTGCATTGTTTAATCTGTTAGAGAATATGCGTTTAATGTCCGAACAAACACCTGTATTAGAAATTAAACATAATAATATAAAATTAGAGGGAGATTTTAAATAATGAGAGAATTAAAAACCTATCAAGATAATGTAGGTGATGTATTAACAGCCGATTCATTTAATTCAATTGCTGATGAGTTAGAAAATATTATAGAATCATCGGGTCAGACTCTTGATGATGTTAATGGGCCTGATACTAATTTAAATCAATTATCTCAAGCAGTTAACATGTATGGGTCAGCAGGTGTATTTTATGCAGATGATGGAACTGCTAATGTTTATTTTCTTAGTCGAGATACAGGTAGTAACTTAGAAGACCCTGAAGATTATTTTGTTGGAATGCAGATTTTATTTAAATCTTTAACTACTAATACTGGTAATTGTGATGTTAATGTAGCTGGATTAGGTTTAAGAGATCTTGTGTATCCATCTGGGAGTGAAATTTCGGCAAGTGATATATCATCAAATGATTATGTATGGGCAATTTATAATAATGCAGATAGTCGATTTGAAGTATTATTAATAACTTAACAACTTTGAATGGTGAGGCGTCCCCACTTACTATTCTTTGTTTGGGGGGGATATACAATGTATATCTCCCTCTTTTTTATAATATGTTTATTTAACTTTATATATTTTTTTAAATTTGTTTAAGAAATCTATAGGTATGGGATTACTATATTTTCGTATTTCATTTAATTCTTTTTCTTTTTTAATTATTTGATTTAATCT